TCACGCGCCGGTGATAATCAGTTCCCTAGCCGGTGTCACTGGTCCGCTGCGGCGATAGTTGAGGGTAACCTCCTGGAGGGTGAAGCCAGTGAAGATTTCGCGGATCTCGGGGGTGTCGTTGATCGACAGGATAAAGGTCCCCTGAAGGCCCGCTAAGAGGTCCCTCAGACACCCGAAATCGGCCTCTGAAAACAGGTTCTTCCCATAGTCGTCGGTGCAGCCCCAATACGGCGGGTCGCAGTAGAACAGCGCGCCTGGGCGATCGTACTGCCGGATCATCTGCTCGTAAGGCCGACACTCGATGATGACGCCGCTGAGCCGCTCGTGCACGTCCTCCAGCATCGAGGCCAGCTTCGTCAGATCGAACCGCGCGCCGTTGGTGTAGCTGACGCCGAAGGTGCGCCGGTCGACCTCGCCGCCGAACGCCAGGCGCTGGAGATACAGGAAGCGCGCCGCGCGCTCCAAGTCGGTCATCGTCTCCGGGTCGACCTTCATCAACCGCTCAAACTCCGCCCGGCTGCTGAGCTGCCATTTGAGCGTGTCCATGAATTGCGGGTAATGCCGCTGGAGGATGCGGAAGAGGTTGGCCACGTCGCGACTGCGGTCGTTGATGACCTCACAGACCGGGCGATGCTTGCGGCGGAAAAACACGCCGCCCATCCCGACGAACGGCTCGGCATAGAGCTTGTGGTCGATCTTGCCGATCATCTCGACCAGTCGGCCGGACAGGGCACGCTTGCCGCCGACCCAAGGGGCGACGGGCTTCACCGGGCGAACCGGCATCAAACTAAACGACTCTTTCATTGTTCACATCTCATAAGGCCCTCGCCGGTGCGCCGGTGGAGGGGATCAAGGGACCGCTGCAGCGGTCTTGAGATGCGCGGTTCGTTCGCGCGGCTGAGGGGCGCGCCAACGCCCCTTGGCCTCCCTCCGTTACGAGGTCGGCCGGGTCTGCGATTCCATGTCGATCGGCGCTTCGTCCTCGCCGGTGCGGATGAAGAATTCCTCGGCCTGCACAACGACGAATCCGCCCGATTTGAAATGGCGCTGAGCTTCCTGCACGGTCGGTGCCGCTTGTTGCTTCGCGTTCAACGCCGCGATGATCGCCGCCTTGTCGATCTCTTCCTTGACCCGAATGTAACGAACGCGCCCGCCCCACCGCAGGCCCTTGAGCCACGCCAGCGCGGCCTCGGCCTTCATGCCCTTAGGCAGCTTCAGCTTGGGCATGCCGGTGCGCTCACCCAGGACGATCGGGCCGAGCTCGATCGAGCGGCGCTTCCCTTTGGTCAGCTCGTCCGCGTTGGTGGCCCACCACGCGCGCAGGCCGGCAAAAGCCGTCTGCAGCTGGGGCTCGATCGTCTCCATGGTGATGGCATGGGTCGATTTGGCGTCGGCGATCTGCTTGTCGAGAAACGCCTGGGCGCGGGCAGCGGCCTGCTCCAGCGCGACATAGCGATCGGCCAAAGCGATCGCCTCGGCCATGGTCTGCGGCGCGTCGACTGCCGCTGCCTTCCTGCGCTTGGCCATCAGATCGAGCCTCCAGCGTTGTTGTCGGGCGCTTCCGGCCAGTCGGTGCCCGTCATGTCGAGGTCGCGCAGCTGCTGGCGATAGTCCGCCCAGTTGGCTTTCAGCGACAGATCGTCGGCCAGCGTATCGGCCAGCTGGGTCCAATCGCTGGCGGCGAGCAGGCGATCGCGCTGGGTGCGGCGGGCCGCAAGCAGCTCCTCGGCCGAGCGGACCTGGTCGACCGCGATCGGCTTGCGGCCGCGCGCGATGATCTGCTTTCCCTGGGCCACTTCGCGCATTAGCGCGGCATGCTCGGCATCGCTGATCGGCACGGCGTCGTCGGGCATCCTGCAGGCCGGGTTGGGCATCATCTCTGGGCGCTTGCCCGCCTTGCGCTCGCGCGCGGTCTGGGGCTTCTCGATCTCGAACGCACCATGGATCGCCTCGTCATAGAAGGACACGGTGGAGGGGCTGAAGAACTTGCGCATGGGCTTGGACATGGGTGAGGCTCCTTAAAAACCGATCGCGAAGACGACGCCGGTGGTGCCCTCGTCGCGCGCGCTGAAAACTGTCACGGTGCTGGCCGATCGGTTCGAGACGAACGGGTCGTTGTCCTGGGCGTTGGTCAGTGCACCGCCGCCAGAGAAGTCGGCGAACACGCACTGGCTGGGAAACGTGGTCGGCAGGGTGACGTTGGTCGACCCGTTGGCGCTGACCGATGCCGTGGTCCACTGCATGATCACGCCGCCGAGCAGGGTGATGTAGCCGCTCGCTGCCAGGACCTTGCCGCCGATGCCGCCCGCCAGCGCCAGCGGGGTGACCGCCTTGGTGTCATCGGTGCCCGCCGCGACATCGGCCGCGAGCGCCTTGGGCACCGTGATGACGCGGTTCGTGGTCAGGTCGCCGCCGCCCGTCGCCAGGCCAGCGCCGGTTACAGTGAGCGTCGTCGGGACTGCGCCATCGCCATCGCCGACGACGCCCGCGATCATCGCAACGATCGCATCGCGCAGCTGGTCGTAATTGTCCTTTTCCAGATCGATGCCGGCGTCCTCGATCACGCGCGCAATGTTCTCCTGCATGTCGTTGAGCCAGGCAGCGCCCAGACGGGTGGCCTGCTGGCCGATCGCCGGGTTGCCTTCCTGGAACCTGCCGGCGACCGCGCCGGATGTGTCTACTCTATGCATCGTGGCATCTCCTCAGATTGCGGGGCCTGGTTGGGTGAAATTGATCCAGAAGGCCGCGTCGGGCTCGATCTGGTAGGCGAACAGCACCACGGTATGGGCTGGCGATGCGCGGCGAATCGCGCACTCGATGTCGATCGCGCCGAAGCCGCGAAGCCTGCCGCCGACCTCGTCGCCGACCTTCAGATAGGCAAAGAAATCGGCGCTGGTCGGGAGGTCGCCTTCGAACGGCTCGACGTTGACCGTCCAGGCGAACTGCCAGTCCTCGCCATTGACCGGATCGCCTGCGAGCATCCCGACGCGGGCGCAGCGATGCTCGATGATGGTGATGAAATAGCCGAGGCGCGCAGCCAGCTCCGCGAAATAGGCGCGGCTCTGCCCGCCGATCCCGGTGATCTTCTGGCGCAGGGCGACGCGACGCTCGCTGACATTGTCCGGCGCCTTGAAGCATGCGTCAGGCAGGCCCAGCACGCGCTCCCAGTCGGGCAGCAGCTCCAGCGTGGTGCGCGGGTCGGCTTCGTCGATCAGCTGGCCGGCGCGCGCATCGATCCGCGCAAACTCCTCGGCCAGCGCGCCGAGCAGCTGCACCAGGTTGCTGTCCGATGGCGCGTTCCAGGCTGCGCCCGAGGGCAGCAGCTGGCGCATCTGCGACAGATAGTCGGCGCTGGCGCGCGTGGTCAGGCCCACCGTCACAGGAACGTGACCTCGCCGAGCGTCAGCATCTCACCAGGACCGGAGACCGGATCGGTGCTGGGCAGCTCCAGATCGTGGAAGGTCTCACCCTGGGCCAGGCTGATCGCCTCGCGGATGCGCGACAGCCGCAGCGTGCCGCCCGGTTCGGAATCGCGCGCGAACATGTCGTCGAGCTCGGCCATGACAGCGTCCTGCACCGGGCCTGTGTTGGGCGTGAGCCGGATGATCATGTCGACCGGGCGCGGCACGGGCGCAAAGACCACCAGCTCAGCCGTCACCGGTTTGCGCACGTCGAGATGCGCCTCCATTTCCAGCAGATCGGCCGAGCCTGGGAAGATGTCCTCGCGGTCATCGAGCACGAACGTGATGCCCACCGTGCCGATACCCATCCAGGCCGGATAGACCCAAGCTCTGGTGACCTCGGGAAGCTCCAGCGCCCAGCGTTCATAATCGCTGCGCGATCCGCCTTCGGGTGGCTGGCGAACGCGCTGCAGGAAGCGGGCGAGCAGATCTGCATCGTTCTCCTCGGCCGCGCCGCCCGTCAATCCTGGTGCCTGGACGGTTGCCACCGCGTTGACGCCGGCGACGGCCGAACTGAGCGTCAGGGTGCCATCCTCGGCCATGTCCGCGCCGGGTCCGCCGTCGATCGACTCGACGGCAATGATCGCCTCGCCGCCAGCGATCACACCGGCAGCGGTCGTGCGATAAACGCCGCCATCGACGCGGGTCAGCTGGACGGCCGCGGGGATCGCCGATCCGTTGGTACCGGTGAAGCGCAGCGTGCCGGTCGAGGAAACCGCGGCCTTGCGTTGCACGCCCCAGATCGATGCCCAGCGTGCAAGGATTTCATCCTCGGCCGTATCGAACGGGATCTGGCGCGCGACAAAGTCGACATAGCCATAAAGGCCCGAGGCGGCACCCGCATGCGTGCGGCTGAGCACGTCGAGGAGCGAATGCCGCAGACGCGTATCAGCACCCGGCAGCCGGCTCTCGATGTCGGCACGGCCGCGCTCGATCAGCTCGCTCAGTGTCGGCCGGTTGAAGCTCATGCGGATGCCTCCCAAACAAAGTCATAAAGCTCGCGCGCTGGGCCTTGCGGCCGATCCAGCTCGACGCGGATGGCGAGCCGCTGGCGTTCCTGCGCCTCGATCTGGACATCCATCCGCGAGGCGATGCCATCGGTCAGCAGCCACTGCAGCGCGGCGATGGTGTATTCGCGGGCGCGGTTGATCGTGCCTTGCGTGATCTTGGAGCGAGCGAGCAGCCAGAGCAGCGATCCGGTCTCGCCGCGACGGCCTTCGCTGGCTGGGAAATCATCGCCCCACCAGCCACGCCTGTCGGCCGACTCCTCGGGCAGCGGCGCGTCGGCCGGCGCTCGCGCATCGGTGAACAGGCTGATCAGGATCGCAGTGCGCAGACCGCCGTCGAGCATGACCGCACCGCGATCGAGAGCGATGTCACCGTGCCAGGCGCCGGCGTTCCAGACGAGGGCAGCGTCCGTCATGCGCCACGCTCCGCAAGCCGGTCGCGGATGATCTCCAGCAAGGTCACCGCCCGGATGATCCCGCCGCCAATTTCGAACAGCATGGTGCCGCCGCGCGGGCCGAGCTGGCCGTCGATCGCCTGCAGCGTGATCGCCACGGTGCGCTCGGAAGCCGACACCACCGCTGGCAACTGGGAATCGCGCGGCAATGTCAGCTCGGCGATCGCGTCCTCGATCATCAAAAGGATGTCGTCGTTCATGCTGATTTCACCTTGTTGCTGCCGCTTATGATCTTGCCGGTGCCGAGATCCACGTCGTCGCCGATCCGGGCGACCTTCTGGCCACCCTCAGCGCCCAGGTTCACGTCATCGCTTTCGACGATCACCTTGGGCGCTGTGACCTTGACCTCGTTCTCGCTGACGATCTCGATCCGGTCGCGCGCCAGCTTCACCATCTGGCCCTGGTCGTCGAAAAGCGCGACCTCGCCCGCTTCCAGCCCGGTCAGGCGATAGCGGCGGTCCTCGACCTTGATCACGATCATGTGGCTGCGAAGGCCACCGACGGCGACCGCGACAGCCTCGGCACCGGGCAGCGGCACGCTGGTGAAGCCATAATCCTGGTACCGCTCGACACCGTCCTGGGTCTCGCCCTCAAGCAGTTCGATCTGGACACTCTGCGCCTTGGTTACGTCGTCGACCAGGCGCACGATCGCGCGGGCGACCATGAGGCGCACCCGTCCCTCCAGCGGCTTGATGAACCTCTGCAGCCCGTTCATGGGCCCACCTGCGAAGCGTTGGCACCGGCAGGAACCGGCATCAGCGTCCATGCCTCGGGACGTTCGAGCTGCAGCGTCGTCGTGGTGCCGCCGTCGTTGCCGCGCTGGAATGTCACGCCGCTGATCAGCATCTCGCCGCCGAGATAGGCGGATGGCGCATCGACCTCGACCCGGCTGTCCGGACGCCAGAGGTTGCCCTTGGGATCGCGCCAGCCTTGTACCGTTGCGGTGCCGGGCTGGCTGCGCGCTGCACGGGTGCTGGCTTCCCAGTCCGCACGCTTCTGGGCGGATGTCTTGTCGCTCTGCTCTTCGGCGATGATGATCAGCGGACGATAGCGGCCGATCGCGGTATCCTTGGAGCTGGCACCGATCAGCGTGACCGCCTCACCGTTGCGCTCGTCGCTGCCGGCAGCCTGCCCCTTGACCACATATTCGCTGAAGCGATCGGTCACATCATGGTCGGCCGCGATGTCGAGAAGGTTTTCGCCTTCGGCCAGGCGCGCGATCACCGCGCCCTTGGCGGGCTGTCCGATCAACAGCGAGCCGTCGCTCTGGGTCCATCCGATCAGTCCGCGGAACTTAAGCAGCCGCTCGATCGCCGACCACACGCTCTCGCCCTGCTGAAGCGCGAACTGGGGGATATTGGGGCCGACGTCGCCGGTGATCTGCACGGTGATCTTGAACGGGGCGACCAAGGCGTCGACGATCGTCTTGAGCGGCACATTCCGCCAGCTGCCGGGCTTGTGAACTGCCGAGCAGTCGACCAGGTCTGCCGTCCGATCGCGGCCGGAGATCGAGATGGCGTGCTCGGCCGAGGTCAGCGATGCCGAGAGCTTGTCGATATAACCGGTGATCAGCGTCTGGAATCCGGCCTCGTCCGATCCTGCCAGCAGCATGCATTCGGCACCGGCGCGCAGCGGCCATCGCGCCGCATCGGTGCGCTCGCGGCTCGCCAGGCGCAGGTCGAACTCGCCGTGGACGGTATCGAGCGCGCGGCGGACGCTCAGCTCGGTCCATCCGGCATAGCGCACGCCGTCGAGCAGCAGGACGATATCATCCGCCATTGCCAGCTCCTGCGCCTGGCCGCGCGGCCGAGAGCACCTTCAGCGTCACGCCGCCCGGTACGAAGCCGGGATGGCGGACCCGGTTGCGGGCAGCGATATCGGCTGCGCGCGCCTCGACGCCGCCTGACGCTGGGCCGACGCCATAGAGCCGATTGGCAACGCGCAGCGCAGGCTGTGTCGCGCCGATCGGCAGGTCGTGCACGCGCGCCAGGGTGCCGCCGCGCTGTGTGATGTCACGCACCGCCGCGCGGCGCAGACCGTCAAACAAAGCCGCGCGATCGTCGTTGCCGGCGTCGGCCGCGCGCATCGCCAGCAGATCGAGGCGAGCGCTTACGCGGTCACGCATGGCAGTCGCATCCTCATAGCTGGCAAACGACGTGCGGCTGGCGGCACGCACCAGCTCGGCAGCTGCTGCCGAGGTATAGAGGTGGACGAAGGCAGCCTGGTTGTCCGCCTGGCGCTGGCGTGATGGCGTGGTGCCGATCACCGGCTTGAGGCTGTCACCAAAGGCCGTCATCCGCATAAAGCTCTCGACGCGCACCCGGCCGTTGCTGCCGAGCGCCTGCACGGTGCTGACCAGGCCGACCACCGCCTGGCCGAGCCGCAGGGGCTCGCGCAGCAGCGACTGGATGTTGTCGGGCAGGAATCGCAGGCCAGCATCGAAGGCGCGTAAGGCCGGCCCAAGCCCGCCCTGGGCGGCAGCGACGAACTGGGTGAGCGTTGCAGCGCCAGTGACGAGATCGGCTGCAGCATCGCTGACAAAATCAGCCACATTGCCGATGTCAAAGCCATTGTCGAAAGCGCCGGCTGCGCCTGCGAGCACGTCGTCGGCTTCCGATCCAGCCAGCGCAGCACCGTCCAGTGCGGCCGACACAGCTACGGCCACACCCGATTCGACGAACTCGATCGAGAAGCGGCACATTCCGCCCTCCTCGGTGTCCTCGGTCTGGCGATAGCTGAGCACGTTGACGTTCATCGATCCGTAGAACGGATGCACCAGCAGACCGGGGCCAAAAGCCTCCAGTGCGTCGATCAACGCGTCGCGACCGCCACGGTAATCGATGCCGGTGATCCAGCAGTCGATCGAGAAGGCGCGAGACGACCGGCCAAGGTCCTCGGTTACCGGATCATCACGTCCGGGGAACTCATGGGTGACAACGCGCCTGCCGCCTGTCCGCTCGTGATACTCGGTGCGGAAGGCTGCACCGCGGAAGCTGCCGGGCTGGTATTGATCGCGCCAGGTCATGCCGGCACCCAGTTGCTGCGCGCGATCTGGATCGACCAGGGGACGTCGCCCTTCTTGTTGAACTCGGTCAGCCGCGCGTTGCCCTGGCCGCGAACGTCGATGACGAGCTTGGCCTGGCCACCGACCTGCACCTTGTCGGCCTGCGCCTGTGGCCTCGGCAGCGCCGGGCGCACACTTCCAGGGCGACCCATCTTGTCAAGCCAGCCTCCAGCCTTCGGCCTTGCGGCCGGGGCCAGCGTTGCACGACCACGGCCCTGCCGACGATCAAGCTCGGCCAGGCCACGCTGGGCACCGGCGCGGTCCTGCTCGGATGTGAACCAACCGTCGCGGATGTTCTCCAGCTGCTTGCGCTGGACGTCTTCCTGCCACCTTGACCATGCGCCGGCCGCACGGCCGATCAGGCTGATGATCTGGCCCAGCACGCCGACGATCGTAAGCATGCCATCGGCCACAGCCTGCCAGTCCGTCTCGGTGGTAAAGCGCCAGGCCCAGTCGAAGGCACGCTCAAGCTTATCGCCGATCCGCTGCGCCCAGGCATCGAGGCGACCATCGGACGCCATCTCGTTGACCCTGGCGAGGATTGTTTCGATGCGACCCTTGACCTTGTCGAACACGCCCGCCTCGGCGACACGATTGAGGAAGCCGGTCCATTGGTCCTTCAGGTTGCTGATCATGCCGAAGAACGTCTTGCTCTGGCGGTCCATCATCCCGTCGAACCGGGCGCTCATGATGGTGACGATCGCGTCCTTCAGGTCGGCTGCGTTCTTCTTGGCCTGGAGCGATATCTCCTTGCCATTTTTCATGTAGGTCAGGGTGACCTTGTCGCCCTCGGTGCGGGCGCGGATGCCGAATTCCTTCAGGCGTTCGAACTCTCCGGTCTGGGCGTCAGCGAGCGCCTCGACGGCTGCCATGATATCCTTCGACATGCCGGCAGATGCATCGCCCAGGGCGCGCAGCGATCCATCGGTGGGATCGATGCCATAGGCCTTAAGCTGGACGAACGCGGCCATCACCTGGTCGAGCTCGTAGGGCGTGGTCTGGGCAAACTTACGCACCCAGTCCATCGACTTCCGGGCCTTCTGGGAAGAGCCCTCCATGTTTTCGAGCATGATCTCGAACTGTTCGAACTGCCCTGCGGTCTTGAACATGTCGAAGATGGCGAAGCCGCCCGCGCCGACGGCGGCCGTGCCGGCGATCTTGCCTAGCCCAAGGGCCAGCCCGCCAATCTTGCTGATCAGGCGACCCGCCGCATAGCCAGCCTTGTCGCTGGCCTTGCCCAGGAGATCGAGGCCATTTGGCCCTCCCGCACGGTTGGCCGCGACGAGCACGCCCAGCAGCTTGTTGCGCAGCGCCTGCGCCTTGCCGCCAAACCGGTCCATCCGGCCACCGGCACGATCGACCTTCCGCGCCGCGCGCTCCACGCCTTCGCCCATGCGCTGCACCCGTTCCTGGACACGCCGCACAGGCGCGCTGATCCGGTCGACGGCTTGCAGCAGAAGAGAAAGCTTGAGCGCCATGCGTCAGGTGTCCTGGCCGTGGATGCGGATCGCCTGGGCGACCCAGAACTCGATGTCGTCGATCTCCATCGCCATCAGCTCAGAGGGCTGAAAGCGGAAGAGCTGGGCTAGGTCGCCTAGCCGGTCGCGCCAGTCAGCGGGCCATCGTCCAAAAAATCGCCGACCATGTCATAAAGGATCATCAAATCCTCAGCGTCGATGCGGTCGATCACGTCTTCGTCATGGCCGCTCAGAGCTGCGATCATTGCATGAAGCATGTGCACGCGGCGACCTGGATAGAGATCGACAAGCTTCATCTCCTTGCCGGTGGGGCGGCGCAGGGTGATCTCGGCGATCGCTTCATCACGGATCGAGCCGTCTGCCTGACGAAACTGCCGGGTGACGGGATACTTGAGCGTATGCCTGGGCTGCATGGCCATCAGAGCAGCTCCTCGGCAGGCGGGCCCATCATCACCACAGCGGCCTTGCCGTCGTTGCTGGTGAGCGTGGCGGCCTCGCTGACATACGCGTTGCGGATCACATAGGTGTGGCCGGTGTCCGTCTTGAACGAAACAGTCGCGTTGTCGATCGCCCGGATCTGGGCGAGCGAGCGGCCTTCCTTGACCAGCAGGCTGCAATTGAGCTGCGCCGGGCGTGGCGTCTCGTTGAAGCTGCCGGCGTCATAGTCGCCGATGACCGAATTGCGGGTGACGCCGCCGATGTCGAGGGTCGACTGGCCATCGGTGGGCCAGCGCTCGCCATCCACGGTGATGGTTGCCTGGCCGACGACCTTGTTGGGATTTGCCATAAAGCCTCCTTAAGTGGGCATGAGAGGGTGTTGAGCTGGCCTTCAGAGCCGGAACTGAACCTGCGCGGCGAAGCTGCGGAACTGGTTGACCAGGTCGGGCGGCACGAGCGCGTTGACGCGGTTGGGGTCGCTGGCATCGCGCTCGACGATCAGGTCGGCGACGAACTGGTCAAGCTGCTCGACCAGGCCGGCTTCCTCCAGCTCGCGGAACAGCGCGACGATCTCGGCGCGGATGATGCCTGGCGTGACGATCGCCTGGCCGCGCGAAAAGTTGGTGCCGTCGCTGGCGAGCTTATGCCGCGGGAACTTGGTCGCAATCCGGATGCGCAGGGCCTGGCGGAAGAATGCCAGGGTGTGCACCGTCTCCATGTCCAGATAGGCGGTGTCGTCCAGCCCGGCCGAGTTGGTCTGCCAGGTGGTGATGGCGCGCTCGATGCGGACAGTACCGTCCTGGTCGACCGAATAGGTGGCGATGCCATCGCGCAGCAGCAGCTCGCGCTCTGCGCGGGTGAACCGCGCACCGTCCTTCGGTCCGATGACGCCAGGAAGCGCCAGCGTCTGCAGCGGCCGCGCCGGATCGATGTGCGAATAATAGCCCGCAATCGCGCCGTAGCTGGCGGCGAACTCCCAGGGCGGCGTCGGGCTGGCACCGGTGCCGATCACGCTGATCAGCTGCGAATTGAGCGCGCCGCCGAAGGCCGAGGCGGCAGCTTGGTTGCCGGTCTTGGCACCATAGGCCATGCTTTCGAGCATGCGCACCGGACCCCAGCGATCGTCGAGCTCGGTCTTGGCCACGCCCAGCGTCGTCGCGGACGCGGTGCCCAGGATGATGGTGCGATAGTTGCTGTCGCCGACGACCGGCCAGACGGTGGCATAGTCCGGATCGCCCGCACCGTTTGCCATGGCGACGATGGCGATGCCGATCCCGGCAGGCAGACCCTCGCCCTGGTAATGGCTGTGGCGGACATCGATGTCGTTGCCGGTCGTGCCCTTGTGACGCGCAGTCAGGGTGACGACCGATGTGGCGACCGTTGCCGTCACGGGCAGATCGAGCGCGGCATTGATGGCGGCGCCGATCGCGGTGGCGGTGTTGTTGGCCGTTGCACCGCTTGCGACGGTGACCGGCACGCGCTGGCCGGCGATCATCAGCGCGATCGTGCCGGCACCGGTGGAAGGGCCGGTCACGGTGATCGTGCCGGTGGCCGCGGTGCCGGCGTCAAGATCGGCGAGCGGGATCACGGTGAGCTCGGAATAGCGATCGGCTGCCTTGGCTGCGCGCACCATCCGCGCCAGCATCGATCCTCGACCGAACAGTGCGCTGGCCTGGGCAGCTTCTGCCACCACGATCGGCGCCAGCGCAGCGGCGGTGCCGGCCGCGAGCTTCTGGCCGACGATCAGGAGGCGGTTGGGCAGGATCGGCAGGCCGTTGGTGGCACGGCTGGAATCGAACTCGATAAGCTGTCCAGGGACGCGCAGGCCCACCGGGATAGAGTTGAAGCTGATCGTCATGGAGTTGCTCCTTCAAGGGTAACGGTGTCGGTGGCGTCTGCCGGTTCGTCGTCGGGCAGATCGGGGCCGATGCCACCAAACGGCGGCACGTCCCAGTTGGCGTGGAAGGTCTCGAAGTCGGCGAGCTCGCCGTCGGCGATCAGCTCGGCGATAGGCACCCGCGTCTCCCATTCGAATGCGATGATCGACAGGTGCTGCTTGCGGGTCTCATCGGTCTGGCCGACCAGTGCCAGGCGGCGCGGCACGATGTGGCCGATGTCCAGGTCAAGGTCATTGCCTGCCAGCAGGCCGATGGCGTCGACGCCAAGCTGGTAGCTGCCCGGCTGACCACCGCCACCGTGGCGGGTCGCTTCCTCATTGCGCAGGTTCTCGGCCGCCAGCACGGTGGCAAAGCGAGCGAGGCCATAAGTGACGCCGTCATCGCTAAGCTCCATGCTGACGATGCCGAGGAAGACGCACCATGCGCCTGGGCAGCGCAGCTGGCGCTTGATCTTGAGATAGGCGTCCCACTCGTCGGGATAGGTTTCCAGGGTGGCGAACCGATAGCCCAGCCGGTTATCGTCACTTGCCGCGCGCAACAGATCCAGCACGGCGTTCTCGATCGCGGCGATCATGGCTGCGAATCGCCGACCGCATCGGTCAGCGCCTCGATAAAACAAAGGGCGATCATCGCGACCAGCGCGATCGGCCAGAACAACGCGACAAGTGCGCGCGCAACCGGCTGGTCGTCGAGCAGCGGGCCAAAAATGAACCACAGCATCGCGCCGATCACGGCCCATGCGATCGCGCCCAGGATCAGCGCGGCGGTCATCCGTCGATCTCCGGAACGGCGTCGCGCTCATGGTCCTCGGCCAGCGCGAGGATTATTGTCTCGTCCTCGGCATTGATGCCCAGGAAGGACCGCTTGGGCATCTTCATCTGGCGGTCGAACGCGCCGACCTGGATGGTGAGCCCGCCAGGTAGCAAACGACCGAATGCCTGCCGGATAGTGCGGCTGTGCGCGCCGACCGAGACGCTCTCGTCCATGCCGTGCTGATGCGGACCGGCGTAAATCACGTTTGTGCCGACTTCGACGTCAGTCGCCGACGAACGATGAGTGATCGATGTCTTGAGCCGGGCGCTGTCCGTCAGCGTCTTGCCGCCCTGGTCCTTGGCACGCTGAGACTTTTCCCAGGGCTTGCCGTCGGGATCGGTCTCGGTGTCGAAGCGCTCGATCGTGCTCGATTCCAGATACAGGCCGATGCCGTCCATCAGGTCGGAAAGGTCACCATTGGCAGCAGCCAGCGCCGCCAGCCTGGCGTCGATCGCTGCCGATCCTGCAACACGCATGGAGAGGGACGCGCCAGCCATCAGAAGCTCGTCAGGCTGTCGCGGCCGAAGGTGTTCGGCTGGCCGGGGAACATGATGGCATCAGGCCGCGGCTCGGCAACTTCCTGCCCGCCGTCGAGCACGAGCGTGCCGGCGCTGATATCGGACAGGCGTTTCATCGCGTCCTTGTGCCGGTCCTTGACGCGATCGGGCGGGTCGCTGCGCCACAGGTCGTGGTGCGCGAGGTCGCAGGCGATGTCCTTGAGGAGCTGGTTGCCGGCGAGCAGGGCCACGTCCTTGTGGCGTCGCGCGACATAGCCGGTGATGATGGCGTCCGCTTTGGTGAGCGAGGCATCGACGCGCGCGGCATCGATGTCGCCGGTGCCTGCCTCGTCGGTCAGCTGGATCAGGTCCCGCTCCTCGAAGCGAGCCTGCATATCGGCCAGGGTCGCAAACAGGGGCAAGGCGGGTCCTTTCGTCAGGTCAAAATGGTTGGCCGGGTGCGATCATGTGCGGGCAAGAGCGCACCCGGCCGGAGCGGGCCGCGTCAGGACGCGGCCTTGGCCTCGGACGCCCTGGGCTTTGCAGCCCGTGGCGCGCGACCCGAGGGCTTACCGGTTGCGGGGCTCGCGCCCACATCAGCAGCCGGGAAAGCAGGTGCGGCGACCGGTGCGGGAGCAGTGTCCGCGGCCGGTTGTTCTTCTCCGGGCATGGCAGAAGCCGTGCCCGTCACTGTCTGCGAAGCATCATCACCCGCCGCCGCCGTCGCGTCGGATGCCGTCGAGGCGTTGGATGAAGAGGCCGGAGAATTCGTGTCCGCCCCCTCCGCCTGTCCGGTCATGAATTGCGCAATGATGTCGAGCCGGTCTTCCAGGTCGGCCAGAGTGACCACCTGGAACGCCTCGCCATCGCCGATTTCGCAGACCAGCTCGGCCTCTTTGACCAGAGCGACCAAGACCTGCGAAGTGAGACCAGCCAGCGCAAGGATGACGGGCTCGGCTCCGAACGCCATTCCGGCGCGACGGAAGCTGCGGCTGCGCGCGGTGACGCGCAGCTGGGGAAACAGCTCCTCGCTCATCATGCCAGCCACGGCACGACCAGCAGCTCGGCCGTACCCTTCCATTCGTTGGTTTCGCCGCCTGCTGCATATTCGCTGTTGAGCAGCTTGCGCGCCGCGCTCTCGTTGGCGGGCGAGGTGACCAGCAGGTTGGGCATGATCCCCAGAGGACGACCGTAATCGCCCTTGAAGCTCTGCATCGCAGTTCGGGCGGCGGCGTAGTTTGCTGCCGAGAGCGTGTCCTTCGATCCGTAGGCAAACTGCCAGAAGCCGAAGCCGACGTTCATCCGCGCGTCGGAGCCATACAGGAACTCCTTGCGGCTGAAGACATTGTCATCGGTCGGTTCGTCCTTGGAGACGAACTCGAACTCCTTGCGCACCTGGAGCAGGATCGGCTTGAGCGCATGCATCGTGTCGATCAGGAACCAGGGTGCGCCGGCACCGCCACCGGTGTTGGACACCGAGACGACTGCGCCGTCGGCATCGAGCACAGGGTGGTCGGTGTCGAAGAAGAACTGGCCGTCATAGCACTTGGTGGCGAAGCCGGCCTTCAGCAGGTCGAACACCAGGCGGCACTTGTGGCCACCGGTCGACATGCCCATTTCGCGGAACAGCGGGCCATAGATGCCGATGTTGTCGTCCTGGATGTCGTTGCGATCGACGCCGATCGTCAGCTCGAAGTCGCGGTTCTTGATGGTGTAATCGTGGGTGCTGATGTTCTGCACCACGCGATCGCCGAACCATTCGCGGACGTTCGGGATCTTGCCGAGCCAGCCGTATTCTTCGCGACCGTTGGTCGACGGCACCGTGGTCGATACCTGCTCGTGCTGAACCGGCGCCTGGCCGAGACCTTCCTGGTAGCTGGCCTTGAAGCCCACGCCGAGCGTGACGAGGTTGCCTTTGTTGATAAGCATGTGGGGTGAGCCCTTCTGTTAAACGAACCGGACCCAGACGCCCTGCGCGTCCACGTCCACGATCTTGCCTGCGATGGAGCGGGTGCTGGTTCCGCTGGTCTTGGCGACGGTCTGGTCGTCGACGATGTAGCAATCGTCGCCGATCTCGGCCCGCGTGATGGCATCTGCTGCTGCGCTGTTGCCGAACCGGAACACGCCCTTGAAGACGCGGACCTTCAAGTCGCCGTTGGCACCGCCGGTGTTGTCGACCGGCTCCTGAGCGACGCCATCGGCGACGAGGGTCGTTGCGGTCGATCCGGGCACGGCCCAGCCGGTGGCAGACAGGCACACGATGGCACCGGCGAAGATCACCGCGTTGGCGGCGACATCACGGGAGAACACGTTGCCTCCGGCAAGGCGGGGGGTTGCACGATCCTGGGTAAGCGCGGCCATCAGACGTTCCCTTCTTCACGGCTCTTGAGGAATTTTTCTTCGGTGAGGCCGAGCTGGCTGGCGATCGCCGCCTCGTCGGCGGACAGCTTGGGCGCGTCCTTGTCGCCCGACTTCTCGGTGATGATGTCACCGGCCGCGAACGGGGCCGCACCGGCGATGAAGCTGTGGAAGCTGGCCTTGTCCTTCTTCACCAGGTCCAGTGCCCAGGCGCGCTGCGCAGGGGGCACCTTGCCATCAGCCACAGCCTGGTCGACCGCAGCGATCGCCGACTTCTCGGCTTCCTCGCGAACGCCCTTGGCAAGCGCATCATAGCTGGCGCGCGGCACGAACTGGGCGGGATCGAACGACGCCGCCTTTTCGGCGAGCGCGGTGGCGATCGCCGTGCCATCGGCATCAGCAGCAACGCCAACCGTGACGCGGACATCAGCCAGGGTCTTGTCGATCGCAGTGAGCTGCGCCGACTGGGCGGTGGACTTTTCCATCATGTCCTTGATGGCGGCGAGGACTTCCTCCTCGCTGGCATCGGCCGACAGGCCGAGTGCCTCTGCAACACTTTTCATGGGTTTCTGGTCTCCGGTTGATAGTGCCATGTCGGCAGCCGCAATTGCTGCCAGGTCGAGATTGGGTGAATTGGTGAGGCCGACATTGACCAGGCGCGTGATGCGGCCGTCGGCCTGGGCGAACCGGAAATGCGGCGAGACATAGCGATACTCGCCAGCCTCCAGGGCGGCGAGCGCGGGAGCGGTCCACTCGACTTCGGCATGGATGCCGTCAGCCTCGACGCTCAGCCCCTTGATCCAGCCGGCAGCCTTGGCCGTGCCGCCGTTGGGCACAGCCAGCACGCTCTGGTGATCATAGTCGATGAACAGATCCGTATCGCGCTGGACGGCGGCGGTCGCGTCGATCACTGCCTGGGCATGCGTCGCATCGACCAGACGGTATGGGCCGCGGCCGTCGCGGCCATGGAAGGGATCGCCGAACGGCAGGATCTGGATGCGCTTGCGGACCTTGCCCTGGTCGTCGAGCACGGCAACGGCTGCGGCAATCGCAGTGTCGGTTCCGGCATCAGGGGTGGCGGTGCGCTTCGTCATGATGCGGCTATGCCCGGATGGCCGGGGCCGCAGTTACCTGACGAATGTCCGACAGGTGCGGATCATCGTGCGATCATGGCTTAACCGGGTTGAAGGCCGCTGGCAATTGCCGCTTGGCGATCACCGCTGCCAGATCTGTTTGCCACCACCCGCGTTGCGCAATCGCGCGGTACGCCATCCGGCGCGGCCGATGTCAAAAGCCACGTTGCCCCGGATATAGCGGCGCATCAGCATGGCCTTTCCTGCGCGGTCCAGAACCCATACCAGGCGGATGCTGTCGGGCTTGGCGAGCGCGCGTAAGCCCTGCTCGTACCTGCGCAGCTGTGATCCGCTCGGCAGCTGCATATCTCCTCGGGAATCGCGGAAGAGCCCAGCGCCGATCGCCAGCGGCCAGCCAGTGGCATCGCGCCAGATCGCGCCGCGCTGCAGCTTCCGGGCGTCGATCTCAAAGGGCCTCAAGAGCCGCCTCAAGACCCGCTCAGCGTCGTCTGACAGATCGGCAGCGGCAGTGGCGTCAGATTCGCCAGGCGCTCCAGGCATTGGCTTGGGTGCGAGCGGATCGAGATAGGCTTTGCCGACATTGAACGAGAAGCCTGGATCGATGCCGCGCTCGGTGCGCGTCAGCTCGCCGGTGCGGCGGTTCACGTAATCGCGCGCAGGAAAGCGGACGGGCTGCTCGGTCACGGTCTCGCCGCGCCGATCGAGCATGCGCTGGTTGACCGGCCGCGCGGTGCAGCGGCAGTTCCAGCCGCACGGCGGATAATGCGTATCCCACCAGGGATGATCGACCGGCAGGATGGTCTTGTGCCAGGCCCCATGCTCCGGTCGCTCGCGCCCGTCCTTCACCGATTCGTAGATCAGGAAGGGGAAGACTTTCTTCTGGCGCTCGATGCGCTCCCAGCGCCCGGCAGCATAGGCGCTGCGCAGGTTGGTATCGAAGATCGTGCGCAACCTTGCGGGGCTGCCGAGCTGGACGACGCGCTGCTCGCCGGTCAGCGGATCTGTCTCCAGGCTGCGACCCCACCAGCCACGCGCCATCAGCAGCGGGGTGAGGTCCTGGCGAAAGGTTGCCAGCGTCGTGCCTTTGGTGATGGCATCGTCGACCGCCTGGCGGATGTCCTCCAGCAGATCGCGCGACATGGCCTTGGCCACGGTGAACGCCTTGGCATGCTCCTCTTGCCAGACATCGCGCCAGTCGAAGCCGAAGGCGATACCCTTGGCGCGGAAGAACGCGATCGCCTCCTCAGGCAGCAGCTGCGGCGGTGTGTCTTCGACCACGCTATGCTCCGATCAGCGGGTGGCCGTCATCATCGGCCAGCGCAGCGCCGGCGTTGGCAGCGAGTATCCGCGTCAGCGACCAGCTGATCCGGCGATAGCGGACGAAGCCAGGTTCGAACCGGCCGCCCTGGCGTGCACGAAAGCCGGCGATGACGCCGATTGCCTGATGGTGGCCGGCTATCGACAGGCAGGCGTCGATCGTTGCCTTGGCATTCTCGCTGTACCAGGCGCGGCGCACCAGGCCAGCGCCCTGGTCAAGGGCATGCAGGATGGTAACGCGGCCTGCCAGAATATCTTCGGGCAGCATCAGAGGATCGAGGCGGACTCGATCGGCCTGACCGAGCTGCAGCCCCGGCTCGACCAGAAGGCCTCGCGCGGTTCCGTCCACAAGATGATCGAACCGCGGCGCATCTGCACCGGCCAGCACGATCGCGCCGGCCGCGTTCCGGTACGCGGCGGCCGTCGGTCGCGTGAACGCGAAGGCGATATCGAAATCGCCCTGGTCAAGGTCACCATCAGCCATCGGCGGTGTCGTCACCCTCAACAGGCTCCGGGCCTCGCGCCTCGACATCGCCAAGCAGCCGCGAACCGAAGCCGGCGCGCGCCAGCACAGACTGCATCGCGCCGACATCCATCGCCTGCAGCGCGTCGATCAAGCCGTCGCGGACCTGCTCCAGGCTCTCCGATGTTTCGAGCAGCTCGTCGATCGGACCGCGCATCGGATCGACCAGCGCCTGCCAGTCGTCCAGCGCCTCGTCGATCGCACTGTCGATGCCATCCGGTTCCCGCTCTGCAGGTTCGCGCGCAGCGGCAGTGGCCCCTTGGTCTGCAATGCCCACTGCGGGCGATTTAAAGGGCTCTAAGGGGCCAACCGCAGGATTTTTAGCGGGGTCAGCGCCTGAACGCACTCCTGCGCCTTCTCCGGGCAGAATAGCGGTGGGTGCTTTTGCCTTCGCGGCACCCGCCACCAGCTCGTCGATTTCAGTGTCGCCGATCGCCGGGAAGCTGGTCTTGATGACAGCGCGCGCCGCGTCTGCACCCATGGTGCCGCTCTCCACCGCCTGGACAATCTCAAGCAGCGATTTGATCTGTGCGCCATTGAGGGCGAGCTGCTGCACCTGCGCACCGGGATTGGTGGCGCCGTCCTCTCCGGCCGACGGATCCACCACAGCGGCGCCGACCAGGCCCAGCGGCTCCTCGTCACCTTCAGGTGCAGGAAGGCCAGCGCGCTCGCGCATCTGGGTGCCGCCAATCTTGACACCCATGGCCGCCAGCTTCTCTGCATTGCCGATGTCGACGGCAGCGTCGATCTCGTCTGGCCTGCCGATGCGGATGCGCGGATAGCTGCCGCGCGGTCCACGATTGAGCATGATCATCGGGACGACGATGTCGCGGTTGATCGTCGCGCTGGCGAGGATGGCATCGGCATCCATGATGTCGCCGCGCACGTCGTTGTGCACATTCGCCTGGCCAGAGCCAAGCCCACCCGACTGCGCGTCGGTGGTGTTGGTCTGGCCCAGCACCGCCTTGGAGAATTGCAGGTCCCAGAACTCGGCCTTGCTGCGCCACAGGTCGTTGGGCGCGGTGCCGGCCTTGCGGTCGATGAAGTCCACCGACATCGTCTCGGGAATCGTGCCCCAGGCATCGGCACCCAGCTGGGTCAGCGCGTTGGCCAGGATGCGCTTGTTGGCCTCGCTCTCGTTGGGTCCGTACTTGCCCAGGCGAAGCGGATGGCCATACCCTTCCAGGAAGATGACCCAGTCCTTGATCGCATAGTTCTTGAACAGATAGCCCCATGCGAGCGCCCGGATCAGTCCGCCCCGGATCGGCAGGCCGCTCTTCGCCTTGTGCTCGTGCACCACGAACTTGGCGGCAGGCAGGCGCTTGGCCCCTTCGTTGGTGCGCAGGCGCAGATCCTCGCCGGTCGTCCGGTCGTATTCGAAATGGCGGGGGTCGCGCCATTTGATCTTGGCCGGGGTCCACAGCGACGACGTGGTCTTCCAGATGATCTCGCAGGCCGAGCGGCCCTTGCCGATCGCGTCGAGGATATCGAACAGGGCGAGCTGCAGCACGCCGCTGTCCAGCCAGTCGCGCACCAGCTCGGCATCGGCCTGCTCTTCGGGGCTGTCGCCGGCAGCATCGACCTCGATCGGAAGCGCGCAGATCGCCCGCTTGCGCGTGCCCAGGATCGAGAGGATGTGCAGGTCCTTCTCCTCGATTTCCTCGGCCAGCTCGAAATAGGCGATCTCGTCGCCGCCCTCAGCTGCGCGCAGGATCTGGCCCAGCTTGCGCGGGTCCATACCCTGGGCCGGATGACCCGACTGGATCGAGCGCACCGAGCCGACACTGGGCGCGGCGATCTCGCGGCGCAGTGTCTCCACGATCATGGGGCGGCCATCGGCCCAGACCAGCGGGGGAGGTGCTTTTGCGGAGGGAAGTTGGGTTGCCATGCTCTGTTCCTTCACCACGCGCCGCGCGCGGGCATGCGGGTGCCGCGCGCATCGCGCCGATCGTCGTTGTGGTTGGGGCCGCGACCAAGCCGGTCCTGCCGGTGGCTGGAGCTGCCTTCATATTCGTAGAGCGCGCCGCCGAGCTGGTAGGCGCGCCATGCCAGGGCATAGGCCCAGAAGCGGTCGGCATGGACATCGCCGTCGTTGACGATCCGGACGCTACCGGATTCCTCGCTGCCCATTTTCTTGAGCGCCATCAGATCCGAGCGCGTGATGGCATCGGATCTGATCCTGATCTTGCGCTCCTGGAAGGCGACCTTCAGCCCGATCGCCAGGTCATAGCGCGTGGGCCCGGTCAGCAGCTCGCCATAGACCCGGCTCGCACCGTGCTTGATGATCAGATCCTCGACCACCTTTTCGCCCATGCCGGTCTGGTCGACGCGTGCCTGGACGACGCGGCGGCGCAGGAACAGCCCGTCAAAGAACGCATCCTGGTGCGCGAACGTCTGGCCGGTTTCCTCATAGGTATCGCGCTGCCAGAGCACGTCGCCGATCAACTCCATGCAATACTGCACCTGGCCATCACGGCGGCGTGCCACGTCGCGGCCGACATAACACAGCCCGCCAGCGTAGAAGTCGGGCAAGCCGCACTCCTCGTGCTCGGCCGCGATGATGTCCTCCAGCGCGATCAGGCAGCCCGATCCGGTCTTGGGAACGCAGTCGAGCTCTTCCTCGGCGTCGTCGCCATAGGCAGCGCGGATGTCCGCTTCCCATTGCTCTTTCGGCGGCAGGTCGGTGCCCTTGGTGCGCGCGACCAGGGCAACGCGATCGTAGAGCCCGGCCTCCATCGCATCAGCGAAGGTGATCTTCATCGTTGCGCCGGCGCGCTTGCCTGCGCGGATCTCGTCGAGCAGCACGTTGAACGGATTGGAGACGCCGTCGTGGGTGGAAATCACGACGACCTGGCCGCCCCAGATCAGCAGCGCCATGGCCGACTTGATCACCTCGTTGACGTTCTTGTGGAACGCCGCCTCGTCGATGATGACAATGCCCTGCTTGCCGCGCAGCGCGCGCGGTACGCTGGGCAACGCGGTCACGCGGAAGCCACTGGCGAAGCGGATGCTGAAGGCCTTGACCCCGTGCTCGCGGCCGTTGTCGTCGGTATAGAGGACCTCTTCCTCGACGAGCTCGCCCGCGACCAGGCCGAAGGACCGCGCCCACATGGCGCAGACCTCGATAAACTCAAGGGTCATGTCCTTGTCATAACCCATGTACCAGACGTTCTGGCCACCGGCTTCGATCGAGCTTGCCGCCTTCAGCGCGGCGAACGCGGCGACGCCCCAGGTCAGGCCGATACGGCGGCTCTTCTCGATGACCAGCAGCGAGGCACCGGCGAACAGCTTGTCGACCGTCTTCTGCTGATAGCCCAGCAACAGGTCGCCCTTGGGCAGGCGCACGATCGCCGCCTCGGCCGCAGCGCGATCGCCCTGTATTTCGCGGCGGCGGATCTCGTCGTCGCGCTTCTGCTGGTCAGCCGGGGACAGCTTCACGCATCGCTCCCCAGCACAGCGTGGCGGATCGCCTCGACGGTGTCCTTGGACAGGCCTTTGGCGCGCGCGGCGGTCGTTGCATTCTCGGCTGCCTGCTTGGTCGCCTTCTCGGCCGCGCGGCGCTCGGCCTTCTCGACGACATCGAGGTCAGTCTTGCGCGCCAGCGCCAGGTTGCGCAGCGCCTCGGAAAACTCCTTCGCTTCTTTCGGGCTGAGCTGGATGCCCTCGCCATCTTTCTCGGCAAGGATCAGGCGGAACATGTTGGCGTGCAACAGCTGGCCATTGAGATCGAGCAGCTCCGACTGGCTTGCGTTGCCGGCCTGCTTGGCCAATGCCTCGGCATAGATTTGGGTCTCGCGCATCTCGCTGCTGATGTCAGCGAGAGTGCGGACGTGACGGCCCAGCGCCGAGCGGCTGATGTGGCCCTGGCCGATCTTCTCAAGCTGCGCCTTGATCTCGTCGATCGTCCAGCCCTTTTCGATCCGCAGCTCGTTGATCAGCGCGCGAACTTCCGGGTCCGCCCTGTCGATCGTCGACGGCGTATGCTTGAGCGGCTTGGGACGGGCACGGCGCGCCATGGTCAGATGCGATCCTTGCGAGAGACACCGGGGATGCTCGATCGACCGTGCGCCACGTCGTAACCGCGCTGGGTGATCGTGGCGGAGTAGCTGCTATCGGCCAGCTGGATCACGTTGACCAGGCGAACGCCACCCAGCCAGCTGAGCAGGCTGCGTACCTGGTCGATGGTGACGTCCTCGTTCATGCCGCGAAGGCCGGTGGTCAGCGCGCGTTCGTTGGCTGATCCGCTGTCCAGCTCGGCCAGCATCTGCAGCACGAACAGGCGACGGTCGGCTTCGACACGATCGGCGAAGGTCTTGGCTGGAATGCTGTCGCTCATTTGCCGTTCACTCCCTTCTCAAGGAAGAAATCCTCGAGTCGTTTCACACCTGATGCGGTTCGCTCGGCCATGTCGCGGTGCCCGTCTATCTTGGCTTCGAGGCGCTTGACGTCGGCCTTTGTCGCCATGCCGCGCATGGTCTGCTCGACATGGACAACGCGCGTATCCAGCTCGCGGACCTCGGTCTTTACGGTGTCGATGTTCTTGCCGAGCTCGGCCTTGACGGCGTCGATGCTCTTGGCGAGCGATCCGGTGTTCTCGGGGTTGGCACGGCCGACGCGGAAGATCGCGACGACGATGCCGACCACGATGAACAGCATGATCATGATTTCCAGGGGGCTAGTCGGCTGCATTGTCTTGATCCTTGGAGGCAGGTGTGTCGAACAGGTCGGGCTCGGTTCGAACGGGCGGTGGCACAAAGGTGGAAGGCGGCGGCACCTGGCCGACGCTGCGACGGATGGCGTTCATGATCTGCGTGCCGATCAGCTCGATCACGCTGAAGCCGGCGAAGCCCAGCCCGATCGAGACGACCAGGGCGAACAACAGGCCGGGCTTGCTGTCGACCACCCAGACGAGGGCGAGTAGCGCCAGGATGATCGAGACCAGGACATTGCGCGCAAGCGAAAGCGGCGGGCTGCCCCTCGGGCTCAGCGGCCGCGCCAGCAGGACACCGAGCACAGCGACCGCCGCGGTCACGACCGGCACCGAGACGCCGAGCACGTCGGCGCTATACGGCACAGCCTGGTGCAGAGGCTGAGTGACGGCCGTTGCGGCGAAAGCCGGTGGCCAGAGCGTCATGAACGCGATCGAGATTGGTTTGATGGTCACGCGGTTACAGTCCGATCGGCGTCACAAGCAGCAGCTTGGCGGTGAGGTTGGCGCGGTGCCTGGTTGCCAAGCCGCTCGGATCGGCAAAGTCATGAAGCGCGAACGATTCTCCAGGCAGCCATGCCTGCTTGACCGTCTTGCCCGCCTTGGGTCCGCTCGGGATGACGTTCTGCGACCAGCTGCTATAGTCCCACGTCTTGAGCAGCGGCACGCGCGTCAATCGCTGAAACAGCATCTGCGCCTCGCAGACGTTGGGCTTCTCGTCGTACTGATCATAGCCATCCAGGATGAACGTGCTGCGGAAGCCGTCGCCGCCCTTTGCAACCCGCCACAGATCGAGCCGGAATCGCATTGCGCCGATGTAGTAGCCGCGATCGTTATAGGGGCGGGCGGTATGTCCTGCCGTGCCGCCTGGGCCGGGCACGACGAGCTGGCGGTCGCTCCAGCCGAAGTTGAAGGTACGGGCGTTCATCGCCGTGGTGGCGATCGCGCCGGGAAATGTTCCGAGAACCTTGTACGTCCCGGCCCCGCCGAACGTGCCCGTCAGCTGCTCCCCGATGAAAAGCCCTGTGCCGTTAAAGCTGGTGAACGCGGTGTTGGTGTGGATCTGCATCAGCCCCTGCAACGTGCCGACCACATCAGTCACGGTAAGAACAGCATCAGCCGTGCTCGTGCCCGTAAGGGTGCCAGTGAACGTGACCCAGCCAGTCGGGATCACCGACTGCGGTTCGGCGTTGTGGGCATGGTTGCAGAGCATACGGTCGGCGGTGTCCATGAAGGGCACGATGCTGTTCTCGTAGCTGCAGGACTGCCAGAAAGCATACTCGTCATCGCTGATCGTGTCGGGCCGACCCGGAATCCTGTCACGCCAGAAGCTCGCCCAGTTGGTGCGGCGCTCTTCCAGCTCGGCGAGGGAGCAGCCGCCCAAGGCGCGCACGCTGGAATAAGGCAGGCCGGTCAGGCCAATGGTGTCAGCACCCTCGCGCAGATACCACAGGCCGTTGCACGGCGATGAACCGCCGATCCCACGATTGATGGGCGTGGCGCTAACCTTGGCAGCCACTTGCACCGGCACGCTGCCGGTAATTCCGCCGCCCTGGTAAAGACTGTCGCCGTCGAACAGCAGCGTCTGGCCTCTGAAGGGGTTCATGATGTCGAGTAGCGCCGACTGATCTCGGCCATAGTTCGCTTCAGGCGCGCCGGTGATCAGTATCCGCACGTTGCGATCGCCGAAGTTGGTGATGGCCACATGCTCGGCGCCCACCGGCGCGACACGGGGGCCGGGCAGAACAACCGTGCCGAGATTGTCCGGGGTGCCATCGAGCCCGATTTCTTGCACATCGAGCACTCGGGCAAACTGCTTGGTCGTCGGGTTGAAGCCCTGACCGAATACGATCGCAGCAGTGACAGACCCGTTCTTGACCAGGTTATAGGGCAGAAGTGTCTGCCCGCCGCGGATCGGAAACACCTGAAAGTTCCACACCGAGGCCAGATCGACGAATGCGCCATTGACGTTGTAATAGCCGAGCGCTGGGTCCCACGGATGTTCTACGGCGGGCTGGTTGGCCAGGATGCCGGCGATTTCGTCAGCACGATCATCGTCCAGCGAGAGCCTTTCGACGATCACGCCGCCCTTGCGCAGCTTGCCATCGACGACAGTATCGGCGGCCCGAGCGGTGCCGCGCATGGTGACAGCACCAGCAGGCCAGACCACCCGCAGCTTTTCGAAATAGGTAATTCCCGTGCCAGGGCCCAAGCCGATGGGATCACCCACGATCGCATTGCCGGCATCGAAGAAGGACGCCGCATTCAGGATGGGGCTATCCACCATCAGGGTGATCTCGAAAATCTGGCCGGCGACACCGTCATCAACTTCATAAGCCCGCCAAGCGTCACTGGCGTTAAGGCCGCTGCCGGTCGCAAAATAGAAACCGTTTGCGATCGTCGGATTGGCGTTGATGAATTGCCCCAGCGCCAACCTTGCTGGGAACAGCGACTGCACCTGGGCGACGCTGGCGGCAGCAGCATCGGCAGCATCTTCCGCCTGGTCGACCAGGGCTTGCACTTCGGCGCTGGCATCGGCCGACAGCTTCTCGAACTGCTCCCAGGTGCCGACGCCCGACGCGCCAACCTTGCGATACCAGCCATTGAGCGCCGGATCTGGATCGGCGAAGACGAGCCCGACGCTATTGGCGTCATAATCCAGCAGGCCCTGCAGGTCTTCTTCGGTCTCGGTCGCTTCCTCGGTCGAGATCAGACGACCAAGGAGCTGGCGGATTTCCAGCTTTTGCATTGGTCCACCGGGCTCCTGCACCGCGGTCAGCGCAGTGGGGCTGACCGCGGTTGCCGCAGGCAGCTGCTCGAAGGATCGGGTCTCAAGCTCGCTCATTTGGGGCATTGGTCCTTTGCGTCGGTGATGCGGCCTTCGACCAGGCCAAGGTGAACAAGCATGGCTGACAGCCAGCCCATGCCGGCGTCGTTGCCCTGGACGATGGCGTCGGGCGCGGGCTGGGGCCTGGCCGGCAACGCCGCCGTTACCTCAGGCGGGCAGACTGTGCGGACGACAGTGCGCGTTTCGATCAGGGGATCGGGCGCGATCGCCGGGGCTTCAGTCAGCGAGGTCGCGCAGGCATGAAGCGTCGCAGCGGATAAGGCTGCCAGCATCACGCGAAGCGCCAGCGATGATCTGGGCATTGCGTTGGGCTTTCGTGTTGGCCGTGGCGGAGCGCTGTTCGGCGCGCAGCACGGCGGTGTCTCGCGCATCGATCAGCGCAGCGATGGTTGTGTTGGCCTGGGCCAGATCGTCCTGGGCGATCTCTCGGGCGAGGAACTCGCGCTTGACCTCGGTCGAGCAGACCAGGCGGATAGCAGCGCGGCTCTTGACCAGGTCCGGTGCAGCAAGCGCGTGATCGCAGGCTTGCGTGCGGCGCTGGCTTTCGATTGCCACCCTCAGATCAGGCAGGCAGCTGTCGATCGCCTTGTCGGCGTTGCCGGCAGCGACGTTGCACGCGCGTGCGGCATCAGCCGTCGCCTTCTGGTCGAAGCGATCCTGCGCCAGCCAGACCAGCGCGCCAAAGGCGAGCATGGCGAGCAACGCAGCGCCGATCTTGAAGGAAGAGAGTGCGCCGATCACGCGGCACCTGCCGAATACCTGGCGTGCGCCGCGGCGATCTTTTCGTCGTAGCGATTGGCGGCAAAACCCGCGCCGTTGTATCCACGCGCAAATGGCTGGCAGTCGATCGGCCGATTGCTGATCTGGCGCAGCGCCGGGCCCAGCTTCTTGTTGAGGATGAAGTTGGCAAACGCCGCAAGATGCGCGCGTTCGCTGACCTTCATTGCCTCCCAGAAATCCTCGACGGCGTCAAAGCCTGCGAGCTGGTGATTGAAGCCCATGATCTGGGCACCGCCGACCGATGCCGAGCGCAGGGCCGCGCGCCTGTCCAGCTGCATCGCCCGATGCAGGCGGAGCCATTCACCCTGACCACCAACGTACAGCGAGCGGTTCCACGTGCGCGACGACAGGTTGGGGTGACTGGCACGGAACCGACCGCCCGTTTCGCGGTCGAAGATATGGGCCTCGAACAGGATTTTCGGGAGGTTCGGGCCGTCGATGAAACCGCCAGGGCCATCGACTGCGAGGATATCCGCACGGACATCGGCAAACCAGCCGCCACCGCTCTCGACTTCCCACACCGCGCGGATTTGAGCGACAGTGCACCCGAGCCGGGCAGCTGCTGCGGCAAAGTCGTCCGGCGTCAGGCCGATCTGGCGCGACGCCGTGGCCGGAACCTCCAGCGCATCGAGCAACCGGTCGATCGACACGACTTCGGAAGGCGTGAACGCGCGATCGTTGCGCAGCGCTTTGATCGCCGCGAACACGGGGTGACGAAATGGAAAAATGGATGCGTTTGCCATGGCCGTTGCCATAGCTTGGGGGGCGCTGCGACCGTTGCCTGACAATCGTCCGGCAGGTCTCTTTTCCTAGAGCGGGAGGGGCAGCTGCCGGTCGTCGGCGTGTTGCAGTATCCGATAGACCCGGCGTTCGCCAATGCCAAGTTCGTTGGCGATCTGGCGGTTGGTCTTGCCGCCCTGGCGGGACAGATGCAACACCATTGCGCGGATACCGGCGCGCTGGGGGACCGCGATGCGGATGCCTCCATACAGATCGGCCAGCTGCTCGGCGGCTTCGCGGCCGATCGCCTCGACGATCTCCGGCGCGCGGTCGAGGTTCTTGGGGATGTAGATGTCCTGTCCGCGAAAGCGCCAGGAGAGCTTCACGGCCGCGGACAGCCCGATGACCTCGGCGACATCGTCGAGCACACGGCTGCCCGTGCTGATCGCTTCAGAAGCTCCGGTCATTTGGGGGCTGTCCGGCCGCATGGCTTAGCCGATCACCATCAGAGCAATGCCGATGGCGAGGCCCAGCAGAAACCAGACCAAGCGGTGCGGTGCGTGCTGGCGGCGCTGCGCGCCTAGCTCGGGCAGGTCATAGGCGAATTCCATGCTTTCGCCCCAGCTTTTGCTGTTGGTATCAAACAAACGGCTCATGTGGTGCTCTCCCTCAGGATGTTGCCGAACGCCTGGGCCAGGCGGGTCAGCTGGGTGCCGGTCGAAAAGTCGGCGTGAACAAGGTCGATGTCGTTTCCGGTGAGGCGATATGCAGCTGTCTTTATATCCCAGCTGGCATCGGCCAGACCGCGCGCGACCAGCTTGCGCAGGATCGCGGTGACCAGGCTGCGCTGCAGCGGCGTGATCGCCAGGCCGCTCTTCGCCTCTGGCCAGCCTTCGCGCGCTGCCATGTCCTTCAGCGCCTCGATCAGCTTGTAGCCCTGCGACTGGTTGGACCACTGTAGCCGATCGACCTTCAGCTGCCTGCAGGCGAACGCCTCCAGCGCGCCCTCGTCGGGATTGCGGACCGCGCCCAAGTGATGGAGCGACAGCCAGAGCGCACGAGCCTTGCGCGCCATTGGATGATCGGCGCGGCTCTGCCCGGTTCTCGGCGACCGGCTCTTGGGCTTGAAGCCCTTGGCCTTCAGCACGTCGAGCACCTTGTGCAGCTGCGCATCGGTGCAATCCTTGGCCGACAGCAGGCCGGTCTGATCGAGCAGGATCTGGCGATAGTCATCCTCGACGATGTTGAGCTCCTTGCGGGCGACGTGGATCTTCGCAAGCATCGACCGGCGATGCTGCTGCGAGGGATCGAACGTGGCGCGCGGTGCGCTGCCAGAAGAACGGGAGGCGGCGTTCATGGCGTTGCCCTTCCGGCCGCAACCGCGATCGCCAGCGTCATGAAGCTGACCAGGCCCATCGCGATCATGAACGCGATGTCCGCTACAGCCCGGCGCTGTGACGCGTGCATCTCGATCGCAGGAAGGCCGCACATGCGGATGATCTTTTCCAGCATGGCCGTCACGCCGACCGAGGCCGCGAGGACAGCTGCAGCCAGGCGTCCTGCATATCGCCGACGCTGACCCGCCGCTGTTCTGCAGCCGCGATCATCGTCGCCAGTTCCAGCACCATGCTCATGCCGCGAAGACCACCCGGCCGCAGCGCAACCGAGATCAGGAACTTGAGCTGGGCGTCGTCGGCAATTTCCCATGCGTCGGCCAGTACGCGCGCATCGATCTCGGTCGGCAGCAGCTGCTCGTGCCGCATCGAGACGCGGCTGTAGAGCTGGGCATAGGCTGCCTTGCGGGACCCGCCCTCAAGCCTGCCGATGACCTCGTGATTGCCGAACAGCCCGAGGCCAAGGCCGGTTGCGTCGTGCAGGCTACGCAGCTCCTCGACAGACTTCTCCGACAGATGCTGCGCCTCGTCGATCACGAGCAGCGCCTTCATGTTCCGGACCTTGTCCTTGACCCGGCGCGACAGCGATTGCGGCGTGCCCTTGGCATCGGGCTCGCCCAGCGCCGCCATCACCTCCATCAGCATGTTGTTCACCCCAGCGGTGCTCGGTGCCATGGTGGCCACGAAGCAATGCGTGACGCTGTCCCGGTAGTGCTGGATCGTCATGGTCTTGCCGGTGCCTGGGCCCATGGCGGCGGCGACAATCTTGCCGCGGTGCGCCCAGCCCAGCAGGCTCAGCACCTTCTGCGCGGTCGGCGTCTTGACGAAACCAGGGATGGTCGGTGCATCGACCTCGATCTGCGCCTGGCTGGTGAGCAGCTGGCGGTAGCGATAGACATCGTTGGCGACACGCTGGTTATCGCCCTGGTACTTCGCCTGGCACCAGGGGCCGAGCGTGCCACCCGCGATGCCGACGCGCTTGCCCAGTGGCTCCCAGCCGAGGCCGAGCTGTGCCTTGTGACCCAGCATCCACGCGCGCATCTCTTCGATATCGGCGGGTGCATTTTCCGGATTGTTCATTTAGTCTTCTCCTTGCTTTGAGAGCACCGCGCCGGTCTCGCTTCCGTCCAAAGAGCGCGAGGCCGGTGCGGCCGTTTCAGTCGACCACCCGCAACCGCGTTTCGGCGGCAGCAAAGCGTTCCATGAAATTCGTATCGGGTGCGGCGCGGCGCGCTGGTTTCAGCGCTGCAGCGGTGCCGCGGTGGTGGACGGCGCGGATTACCTGCGGGTCGGGCAACTCCAGCTCGTCCTCGTAATCGGGGATCATCGCTGCCAGCTGCTCGGCAGTGAGCAGGTCCTCCATATCGGCGGCGGTACGAACCGCCTTGCGCCAATCCGATTCCTGACGCGCACGCTTCTTCGCGCTGGCGACATCGAGGAAGCCAGCGTCCTCCAGCAGATCGGCGCTGGTGAGATACGCGCCTGCCGTATCGTAGACATGCAGCGCCTGGTGCAGATCGTCGGGATCGAAGCGCACCGTCACCTTGCGGCCGTGGAGGTTCGACATCGATGGCGACCAGTACCGGTTGCCCATGAAGCGCAGCTCGCCAGTCTTGCGGTCGACGTTGATCTGCTCGGCGGCAAGCAGCGCCAAACGCATAACCTCGGGCGTGGCCTTGCCAATCGGTGCCTGGGCATAGCTTGCCGCGAACACTTGGTCGAAGCTCTGGCCATTGGCGGTTTCGGTGCGCCTGCCGGTCTTGGCGTTGTGCATGGCGATTCCGCGCGTGGCGATCGCGACGAACTCGGCGAAGGGCACGGCTTTGCTGGCGTAGTTCTCGGGCTTCGCATCGGGCTTGTTGCCGGTATAGGCACCGGCGAACGCGGGGTGCTTGGCAACGCTGTCGCAAAGGTCCCTGAAGCCACGCTCAATGGGCTTTGACTGGCCTCTGTAGGGTGTCGCCCAGTGGATCTGGATGCCGAGCGAGGTCAGCAGGCCGGTGGGCTCGTCTTCCTTGATCTTGAACCGGAAGCGGGTGACCGCGCCGCCCGTGATCCACTTCGAGGCGAAGGCGCGGCCGTTGTCGAGCAGGCAGTGCTTGGGGATGCCGAAGTCGCGGAACAGATCCGCGAACGCGAGCCGGGTTTGCACCGCGCTCTCGGTCTCACCGATGCGCCAGGCCAGTATCTTGCGGCTGTAAACGTCCTGGATCGCCACCATCATCGGGCGAATGATCCGGCCATCGTCGAGCGCCACGAACACGTCGAACTTGTGACCGTCGATGTTGACGATCTCCATTGCATGCAAGCCCGCGACGCTGCGCTTCTGGGCGGGCATCGAGCGGCGCAGGGCCTCTGCGCCTTCACGCCGGGCGATGATGACGCGGGGGTCGACTTCGCGCTCCAGGCGGCGCGCGAACGTCTTCTCGCACGGGATGGAGAGCGCCTGCGCGTCAGCGATATCCTTGGCCCGCGCATAGCAGCTCGACAGTGTCGGCTGTTCGGGCCGCAGGAAATCGCTCTTGAAATACTGCCAGATGGCGGCGTCGATCGGCGCGGCGCATCCGCCGCCACGGCGGCGCGGTGCCAAGCATGGCAGACGGTCATGCGCGGCGATGCCTTCGACCAGCTTCAGCCAGGCCCACAGGGTGGACTGGCCGGCGACGCCTTCCTGGGCGACGGCGCTGACCGCCATCGACCGGGTCAGGCCTGCGGCCTCATAGCGTTCGATGCGCTGCACCGCATCCAGTCGGCGCTCGGCCTCGGCGCGGGTCTTGGCGTTCTGCGCCTCGTACCAGCTCCACAGTTGCGACACGGCGATTCCTGCCGCGTCATCTGGCGAGTTGTGAACCTGGCCATCGATCGAGATGCCGCGGCGAACAAGCTCGGCGCGGGCGATCGCGGGCAGCACGCGGATCGAATACTCCAGACCGCCACCGCGACCGGCGCGCGGCCGCGCGAGCGGGGCACCGCGGCTATCTACCGCCAGCGCCCAGCGTTCTTCTGCGGCACGTTCGTTCACCTTGCGCTTGATGCGCGGCAGTCCGGGCAGCGCCAGGTCGGCGAGCTCGGCTGCGGTGAACCACGTCTTTGTGCCTGACTGGATCAATGTCCGCCCCTCTTTATCGGTTGTGCTGTTGTTTCGAGTGTGCGCCTGCGGGCCTTCAGTTCGGCGATCTGCCGATCGATGTGGCCCAGCTGCGCCGTGTGGATTTCCTCGCCGACCAGCAGCGCCGCGCCGATCCGGCGCAGCAGCGCGTCCATCACATCGAAGCGTCCGGTCACCGCCACCATCGCCAGAGCGCGGTGCGTCGGAATGTTATGATTGCCGCGCGCCTCGGACGCATAGGCGTCGAGCATCAGCGCAGAGATTTCCTCGCCGAGCAGCGCAGACATGGCCCCGGCGATCTCCTGCCGCGAGCGCGCGTCGTCCTTCAGCACCGTGCCGACCGCGGCCGCGATCATCGCGTCCAGCCCGGCCAACTCGGCAGGCATGGACACCGGCCTGGGCGCCTCGAATGTGAAGCCCAGCTGGCTGCTGTCAAAGGAAGGGCGGCGCTTGCGGGTCACGAGCTGGCGCTCTCCTGCGGTGCCCAGCGCGAGCAGGCAGGCGAGCCGACTTTGATGTCGGTTCCCGGTCCCTTGGTCCAACGGATGAGGGCGCATTTCGGGAAAGCCTTGTTGCCACCCATCACGCGCCGGATATGACGGCAGGTCTTGCACTTCTCGCCCTTGGGTCCGGTGCCAGGCAGCGCGGCATAGCCGCCCTTGCGCTTGCGCTTTTCGCTGAAGATCCGAATGCTCGGCTTGTCCTTGAGGGGCATGTCGAGCGCCATTTGCAGCTTGGGGTCGATCGGCATCAGCCCAGCTCCCCCATGCCCATCTTCTGCGCGATCGCGATCACTTCCTCGGCGAGAAAATGCTGCCAGCGGCCCGAGACGCTGTATTTGCGAATCGCTGCATTTCGGTCGATCACGTCGACCAGGATCGCGCGCGACTTCAGAAACCGAATGGCGGCGGCGAGGGCAGCCTGCCGCTGCACGACATGATCCGGGGCGCCGCCGGTGATGATGCGACGCTCGATGCGCTTGCCCGGCAGTGGCCCGGCGTCTACCTGCCTGGCTGCCGCCAGCTTCGCCCCGATCGCGCGGATCATGTCGATCCGCTGCGGCTTCAGTTCGGGCGGTGCGGCGTCTCGCTGGCCATCATCGCCAGCAGCGCGGGCGGCAGCGCCTGGTCGAGCCGATCCAGAAACCCTGCCAGCCTTGCGGTCGCAACGATCAGCTCGTCTTTCTGGTCCGCTCTTATCGGTCCCGGCCCGGTCAGCCCTGTCATACTCGCGGCCAGGGATAGGTTCTTTTCCGATAACGGCACGAAATGTCCTTTCTGCACCGCCGGTAATCGACCTACTGGCGAACGCTCTGCCAGTGTCGATTTCAACCGGGCTTGGAGTGGTAGGAATTGCTGGCGCGGTCGGTTCCGTTTGACCCGCCGACCGCGCCTCGTCGTCACAGCCGAGGGGTTCAGGCTGCGTGACGGATGGGAAAGCTGGCTGCCCGTTGAGCGGCAGAGGCAGCAAGCTGGTATCGATGTCGAGATTGCGCATCGCTGACAGCAGCTTGTCGCGCGCCTCTTCATAAGCCGCCGTCGTGAATTGACCTGCCTCGCTGATGATCACTTGGCCATTGCGACCGCGCAGGCTGACGACTGTCTGATCGGTGCCCTTGGCCGCGAGATCGAAGCCGATGACGACCGGAGTGGCAGGGTAGGAATCGCAATCCGCGCGCAAGGTAGCGGGCACGTCCGCCAGGTCGATGCAGAGCGCCGGCTCGCTTCCCTTGACCTGGTCGGCTAGGCGCGTCCGCTCCAGCGGCAGATACGAACAATCGGTGCCCGCATGGCGCAGCGCCAGCAGCGCGCGCACGGTATCGGAGGTGATGCCACGCACCGGGCGAATGTTGGATTGGCGGCGTCCGCGCATCATCAGTTCCTCATCATCCAGGGGGTGTCGAAAGGTTCATGCGGTGCCGCCTTGGGCTCCTCGATCGGCGCGAGGCCGTAGCGGGCGCGGCGTTCATTCTCGGCGGCGCGGCTTTTGCGCAGGGCGATAAGAACCGCATCGCGGCGCAACGTGGCCTCGGCTTCCTTCAGCGAGCAGTTGTGTGCGCGGGCCAGCTCGAAAGCTCGCCGATGCTGACGCCACTTGTCGCCCTGCGCGCCCATCACTTGCGCACCTTCCGGACCTTCGGGCGAGGCTCGATCCAGATGGTCCGGGTTTCGCCCGGTTCCAGATCGACGTGGCGATCCCAGACCACCCACATGAAATCGACCTTGCCATGCTTGAAGGCGTTGTCGCCCAGCGCCTCGACGACATCGCCAGGCGGCATGCTGGGCCGCTCGCACAGGATCATGACGAAGCGCGGGACATGCTCGTTGAACAGCGTGTGACGGCCTTCGCTGGCAAGCCACTTGACGGGCAGCAGTGCCGCGACGGTATTGGCATGCAGCGCGATCGCCTTGCGGATGAACTTCTCGGTCAAACCCCGGACCTTGTGTCCGTTCTGGTTTGAATATGGCGGATTGAAGACGATCGACTTGGGCCCCCAGTGATCGAGCAGGCAGCTCTGGTCTGCCAAAAAGTCATGCTCGAACAGGAACTGCGGTGAGCTTGTGCGACGCTGGACATCGGAGCCGGCAACGGTGAGGCCGAGGTCCATGAAAGGTGCGAGTACGTTGCCCATGCCGCAGCACGGGTCCCAGATCAGGTCGTCAACAAACCAGTCGTCATAGCTGCCGCAGAGCGGACCGTGCAGCGTCTCGATTAGTCGCTGGGTTACCCACGATTCCTCAACGTACCAATCCCAGGGATGCCGCGTCGCCGCGCTGGAAAGCTCGCCGCCGCTCATGCGCGCACCTGTCGAATTGCGGCGAGGAGGTCCATCGAGCCCTTGCGGATCAGGCCTTCCTGCACCCGCTGTTCATGGCGACCGTGGAAATACGAGACGGTATTTTCGACGGTCTTGCTTCGGATGCCGGTCTCTGCAGCGATCTGCTTGATCGAAAGGCCACCGTCCCAGAGGTCGAGGATGCGGGTCTCTTGCGGGGTGCAGCTCATGCGCGCAGTTCCCGCGTTTTGTCCGGATGCGCGCGTTCAATCGCGATCCGGAGCTCGCGCGATCCAGCAATGATATTGTCCTCAAAGCCATTATCGCCATCGGCATAAAGACCCATGACCCGCCGCACGGCCACAGGCTTGATGCCGGTGATCGCAGCAATCTCGCCACTGCGGAAGCCGCGGTCATAGAGGTCCATGATCATTTGCTCTCGTTCGGTCATCATGCCGCGGTCTCCCGCGCCAGCGCCTGCTTGGCGGCGTTGATCCAGGCAGTGAGCAGCTGCTCTTGGCCGTCCTCGTGCGTGACCACACCAGAGACACCGGCCATGCGCAGGTTGTGGCCGACCTCGCCGGAGCGGATTGTCGCGCCGAGTGACAGCTGCGCTTCGCCCATGGCGCTGATCCATGGCATCGCCCGCACCAGCGCCTCGACATAGCCGAGCGTCCAGACCAGCTTCTCGCGTTGTGCGCGGGTCATCGTGCGACCCCCATGAACTGCGGGACAACCCAGCGCGGTGCCACCGGCGCCGACACATCTTCGAACACGCCGTCGGCAAGGTCGACATGGTTGCGCGCGGCGTCGAACGCGGCGGCGTAGGCCTGCGTATGTCGGCCCCGCCAAGCCCCATGGATCGCCTTGCGCAGCCGCTCGGGAACCTGTTGCCAGTGAGGGGTGCAGAACAGCATCCCCTTGGCGACCGGTGCGCGGCAGCAGGTGGCAGAGCAGCGCTTCATGCTTGCCTCCGCGCAATCGAAAATTCGAATACCCAGCGGCCCCAGCTGACATAGACGGCGTAGCCTTCAGCCTCGCCGTCACGTTCGCAATGGGTGCATTCGGTTATGTAACCAGTCGGCAGCCAGCGCTTCATGACCATGCTCCCGCCAGCCAGGCGATAGCGACATAGGCCGCGGTGCCGGGGATCGATGCGACCAAGGTCATGCCCCAGAAAGTCAGGCTCTCGCGCCAAGTGGCGGGACGACCGTCGATCATGCGTTGTCTCCCTCGATCTCGGCGAGGCGGGCGTCGATTGCGTCGCGGACTTCGCGCAGGGCGCTGGGCTTGATCGCTGCAGCTAGACGCGGGGCGAACTGCCGCCAGGCGCTCTCCGACAACCGGTCGAGGTTCGATCCGGCGTTGTCCATGAACTTGCTCTGGCCGGTGGCCTTGCCCTTCGCGGCGGCTGCCTTGATGCCGACGATTTCCTTGGCGGCAGCGATCGTCAGTCCTGCGGGATACTCCAGTAGGCAGTCGATCACCGCGCGCCGGTTTTCGACATCACCGATCTCGGCAAGCTCCATGACCGTCTTGCGTTTCTCGCCGATAGGATGGCGGGCAAGGTCCTCGTAATGGTCGGGCAGCGGGGCGATGATGGCGCGATGGATGAACAGATAATCGCGCAACGAGCGAGGGCTCATGCCAAGCGCGGACGCTGCCTGATCTTGCCACCCGTATAGTCCGGCAATCGTTGCCGCACTATGGTCGGCCTCGATGTCAGCGAGCTTTTCGGGACCATTTTGCACAAGGTCTCGCTCGGCTTCCCAGCGCTTGCGCTGACCAATTTCCTGAGCGGACGCGCCGCCAAAGTCGCGAGTGAACTGGGCCTCGTAGACGTCTGCAAGAGCGCGCACGAAGAGCGCCTTTTCGATCGGCCCGAAGTCGCGCCGATGCATATTTTCGGATGCTTCAACCAGGCGCAGCTGCAGCGCGTCACCCTCGACGACGATCGCCTGGACCTTCAGGCCTTCCAGCATGGCGCCGACGAGGCGATGGAGACCTGCCACCAGCACCCAGGGTTCTTCGCCCTTGCGGCCTTTCCGGACCTTGATTGGGTCATTCTGCCCGTCGCGCTTCATCAGCGCGCCCATCGCCTTGGCCTTGTCGGGCCAGAACAGGCCGATGCGATTACCTTGGCCGATTGTGTTAGGCTCAAGCTCGATGATCGTGTCGCCAGCCATGTCTATTTCGCCCCTGCATTTAGAGAGTGCGCGCGGCCCTTGGCCTTGCTATCGATTTCCAGATGTGTGGAATTCTTCATGATCCTGAACTCGTCCGGATCGACGCCAATGGCGTCGGCCACAATCGTGGAAGCCGTCGAGGATTTCCCCCTCAGCAGATCAAAGATCAGCGTGCGCTTGATGCCTTTGGCGTCAGCGAATTTATTCAACGTGCCGAAGCGCTTACGGATTTCCGCCCGCACGTCCTCGGGATGCATGGCTGGCACGCTCATGACTGATCCTTTAAATGACAAATCCACATATGAGGACAATGAGGCCACAAACGTGGAAAGTCAAGCGGCTTTCAATCGTGAGGCGATGGCGCAACGCGTGCGCAAGCTGGCTCTGAAAAAGAGCCTGACTGCCGCCGATCTCGGCAGAGCGCTGGAGATCAAGAAGTCGGCAGCTTCAAATTATTGGAACGGGCTTCGGGACTGGCCGACCGATCGGCTGGTGCCTCTCGCTGATCTGCTTGAGGTGAATCCACGCTGGCTCCTGTCCGGCGATGGCGATGCCGTCGCTAGTGATGCAGCCGCACCAGAAGGATCGGTTATGGTCCAGGAAATCGATCTCGCTTATGGGATGGGGAGCACATATCTCGATGTCGCCGGCGTTGAGCCGAAGGCCATTCCCTTCCCAAGCGCGTGGCTTCGCACTTTCACCAACGCCGATGCCGAGCATCTGTTTTTTGCCAGGGGCGATGGCGACTCGATGATGCCGACAATCCTCGACCAGGACATTGTGCTGATCGACCGCAGCCAGATTGCGATCAATAGACAGGACCGGATCTGGGCACTCGCCTATGGCGAGCTGGGGATGATCAAGCGGGTGCGCGCGATGCCCGATGGCAGCTATCAGCTGCTGAGCGACAATCCCAATGTGGAACCGGCGACCGCAGTTGACGGCGAAATGTCTGTTATCGGCAGGGTCGTCGCTGTGATAAGACGGACCTGAGCGAAACCCTCGGAGGGCATTGTGAGCGAGAAGGCATCATCCCAGATTAGCACGCCGATCCTGTACGGCACGGGCCTGGTAGCCCTGGCGTTGATCATGCTGTTTGGCCTGCGCCTGGCTGATAGCGAGGACGCCGCACCGGTCGATGCCTCGGCTTCGATCGATCGGAGCTATCATGTTCTAACGAAGCAAGGTCCTAACACCTTCGCGCTGACCTCAGAGGATATGGACCTTTGGATGCAAAGCACCACGCTCTTCGATGCCGATCGGGCACTGGACAACCGTGATCCTGATAGCTTCAGCGGCGGCGAAATCTTCATGGTGTTTCATGACCAGGGCGCGCTTCAGTTTTTCACGGGTCCTACCGGCCGTGTCTGGCGAATCCGTCAGCGGAGCGGAAAGCAGCATGCCTGTGGCAGCAATGACGACGGTCTAGCAGCTGCTGCAGAAATGGCTTCAAGGTTCGCCCTGGTCGACCTTTCTGACGCACAGCTGAAGAGCATCAAAAGAGCGTTGTCGGAGGATACATTCTTTGATGCAAACCTTGGCATCGCCAAGCTTGGTATCTCAGGCTCGTGTGTCGACGCCATTACCTTGACCGCCCTTTAG